GGCTTTGCACGCGTCCTGCTCAAAGAGCCCCCGACGGGCGTATCATCGGGCGTTGTTAAAAACAACGGGTAGCACTAGGATCTCCCCCTAGTCGGGAACCACTTGGGATTTTACACTGGTGTCACACCCATGAGGGTGAGAACCGGTACGTTGACGAAGAATATCAAGTCAAAGTCAGGACCACTTGCGTAGTACACTGTCGACAAGACTCCTTCAGTTGCGGTGGCAGAGTTGGAGCGGTTGAACCGCCACTCGGCTGCCCACCAGTCATTGTTGGCGTCGGTGAACAGATCTTGGTTGTTGTACATCCTCGAAAAGTCACTCACCATGAAGGCTGAGTTGGCATAGTATGGCAATTGCGCACACATACCAGCATTTGTTTTTGTGTTCGTGAGCGCCATGCCGGCGCGCCCAGAATTGGTGTTGACAATCTCGTTCTTGGCATTAATGGCCGCTGACCCACCAGCCTGCAGCAAGTTCTCTATCGGCCTCCGCGACGAAGCACTCAACCCATCAGCGTTCTGCACTCGATACACCGCCAAAGTGTCAACAGCCGTGGACCCACGAGGCTGGTCAACATTGATGGTCACATTGACAGACCCCTTGTACCCGGCGAAACACGACGTGAGACTCACAAGCGGATGGAACCGCGTGTAGAACACTCGCTGACCAGCCCCACTCGCAGTCGTGCCCAACCACCACCCATTGTTGTAAACTCCAGGGGGCGGAGGGAGGCGTTTGAACGGGATGATGTTTTGGGCAACTCCAGCAGTCGTACCAGTGGTGGTGCTGGCATACGTGAAACTCGCACTGCTCCTGTGCAAGTACTCACGCATGCTGACGATCTTCTCGCCAAACACCTCCTTGTACAACCCGTCATCAGCCATGGGTGCAACAAAGTGGTGGGCCTCCTCTGAGTCGTCGTACTGGATGTCAGACTGCACGACGGCAACATTGTCCTTCGAAAGGCCCAGGATGTTGTTCCCACTGTACACAGCATACTCCCTAGGGGCTGCAAACTGGAAGTCGGGCTCGGCACTCACAAAGACGAGCAGTGTGGCAGAGGAAGATGGCTCGGGGGCAGAAAGTCGGTTCACAACCCTAACCGACAAGATGCCATTTATACCATCAGACCATGAACCCGTTGGCGCCACATCAGTCGACCAGAAGACGGAGCCAGTGTCAGCAAACGTGGAAGTCGGCATGAACAGCTGATCTTGCAAATACGGGACCACAAACGAACACTCACTCTGCTCATCCAGATCCATGATTGTCGCAAACGTGTTGGGGTTGCCCACAGATGGGCCCTGATCCAACCCCGAGGCAGCCCTGTCCCACGAGATCTGAAGACGACCACGATGGTACGGCGAACGAACGAGCCGGAACGTGAACCGCAAACTGCCTCGCCAATACTGAAAGTGATGCGCAAGGTAACTCACAGGGGCATGAGCGATCTCGTTGATTGTGCGCTGAAACATCGAGGGTGTGACGGCAGTGGTGAACAACGTGGTGTTGGGCACGAGGGTTGTGTCCCACTGCGAGCCCACAATGAAGCTGGACCTGCCGGCAAACCTGCTGATGACCAGCTCATCCTCTGGCTCACCACCATGCTGAACCGCACCAATTGCTGTCTCCTGCTTGGGCTGCAACGACAACTTGCACACGGGCTCCGACACAGCAGAGCTGGCCAGCTGGAAAGGCATTTGCTTGACGGGCATGACATCTGCAACCACCGGTACATTCGTGAACCCAAAAAAGGAGGCTACTTTGCCGACCGCAGAGCTGACCATTTCTGTGGCCATGGCATACTCACCGATGATCGGCACATCCTTCAACTTGCCGGCCGCACTTGCAACGTTGGAAGCCATGGCACTGATTTGCCCATCCGGCTTGAACTCGGACTGCATGACTGGGCGGTCAGTGGGACCCGACAACTTCACGTTCTCTGCCCAAGCATACACCTGCACGTCCAACGACTGGGAGCTGGTACCATTGGCGCTCAACAGTGGGGCATACTGGATGAACTCCATCTTACCCAAACCGCCAAGGTTGTTGGCGAACTTGGTGTCGACGTACGGGTACGGATAGAGAAAGGGCAGCGTCATCTCCGCTGTGGACATGTTCTGATTCTCGATCCACACGTGTGGTTTCTGCGAATTGGCAACCAATGACACACTGGTGCTGGTTGCAACAGCCGTGTCGGCCCGGCCCCCCGTAAGGGGAGTGTAGGCCGCCATCATGCTGCCGTAGTAAAACGGCGAACCATTCACCAAAAACTTCAACTTGAGGTCGGCCCTCAGAAGGCTGAACCCCCTCATCTTGGCCAACATATTGCCATCAGAGAAGAACGCCGTCCAGGGATAGAAGACGTCTTTGAACCCGTTGGCACCATTTTCACCCCATGCATACGACCTGATGAGCTTGGGACGAGCAAAGTAACTAGCCAAGTCCTGCGAAATCTCCATGGAGCTGGCGATGCTGGTGGCCTTTGATGTCATGCGCACCTTCACTGCATCCGGCTCGTTCTTGAAAGCCACAATCTCCTGCACGACGTCAGTGCTGGCGGCAGCCCCACCAACAGGAATAGGCGCAGCATCGTACGCCACGTCAGCCTGCAGGACGGGACGATCCTCCCAAGCCACTTTCTTTGCCTTCTTGTTTTTGTTGTTTGTGATTTTTCTGATGACTTTCTCGACCACGAAAGGGGTCATTTCCCTTTGCGACGTGGTGACTTTTTTGTTTGTTTGTTGTTGTTTCTTGCTGAGAAATTTTTTGTCGGGTCTGGGCGCTTCCTCACACGCACCAGCCTTAGGAACTTTTTTGGGGGACAGCCAAGCCCTTTCGTAAACACGATCTTCGGGGGAACGCCCCATGGCGGTCGACCCCCAAGCGTCCACGCTCCACTTCGTCTGTAGTTCCAGATCTTCGAAGCGGCAGTAACTACGCTCGGGGGGAGTGGTTTCGGGTTTTACCCCTGGCACCATCGTCCTGGCCTGAAATTTCGGTGATGCAGAGGTAAACCTCCACACCATCTCATCCCACGTGGGTGGGGGGCAGGCGGTCATCCTGCATTCAAGCTCGCGTGACTTGGGCAAATCGTGGATCAGCCCTTGCACTTGAACAAAGAATTTGCGACCGTGAAAAAATGCCTCGGCCTGTGCCGAGGCAAATGCTGCAGCAAACTGCTGCTCTGGGCTGGCGGTCTTGGAGGGGACCGTGTACACCAACATCTTGTATACACTCTGTCTGGCAAGGGCAGCAACCTTCATGCCAGGGAAGGCCTCATGATCCAGAAAAACGCGCTTGAGAAACGTGACCTGATCATGCCGTATATACGGAACTGACGGGGCATGCTTGTCCGCCATCGTGTACGTAATCCCGATTGCCTGAAAAATGGCCTGGATTGACGTGTGATGATAGCGGTTGGCATCAGGGTGCACCTTTTGGTACACATCGTCCCCAAGTGTGTTGATGATGACTTGTTCGAAAAACCTCCTCGCAATGGCTTTGAGCTCCGCCGGCCCATCTCCTTCAACCTTGTGGATGCACACAAAAGCATACATATGCAGGAGCACATTGCACACGCAGTTGAAGAATGTTGTGAGCTGGTGACCCGACGCCTCACCACCAAGCAGGGTGATGAGCTCCCCAAAGAAGTTGATCGTGGGGTTCGTCATGTCGGCCAAGAGCACACGCAAGATCATGTACTCCTCCGGGCTGTAATTCCCGCTGAGCCTAGCCAAGAGCAAGAAAATCTCACTTGCACCATTCGAGATGAGCAAACTGAGCACAGCCTCAAAGGCCTTGAAATCCCCGGCAACCCAATTGTCCCCAGGCATCTTGGCACACCTTTGGAACAAATCATCCCATTCCTCCGAGTGTGTGTTGAGCCCAACAGCCAGGCCGAACACGTCACGCCTCCGCACAATCACACGACACATGCCCATAACACTCATGCGCATGTTGGTCAGGAAGGCCACGGGACACATGTAAATCGCCCTGGCACGCCCAGCGGCTACCTTCTCCTTGGACAACAGCTCATCCTTCATGCAGCTGTCATAGATGGCGTGAGGCCGCACCCCTCCTGCAGCCTTATCTCTCATGTCCTGTATCTCCTTACGAATGACCGGACCATACCTCCTGAAAGACTGCCACTCCTCAAACTCCTCAGGCTCGGACAGGAACTGTAGCTTGTTGCCACGGTGCCCATGACCAGCAGACGTGGTGAACTTCTGCGCATCAACATTGGGCACTTGCGGAAAACCGTTCACAGCTACTGAAATGGGTACCGGGTGGATGTCCTCAAGATCTTCTTCCGTGAGGTGCTGCTCAATGTGCTCGCCATACGCTTCCAAGCACGCCCCCCACACACTCTCGCTCATGCTGTGGGTGGGATGCAAGTAGTTGGCGAGTATCATCTGTGGCTGACGCCAACCAGCATCTTGAGGTCTATCCATGTTATCAACAATGGGGTCCTCAAACTCAAACCCACGGCCCAACACGTAATCAGCGTGCGGTGTTTTGCGCCCCGTGAACTTGGGCCTCGCGATAAAGCCCCGAAGTTGTCCATGCACCATAACCTGGCCAGTCTGGTGGAAGTCGGTGTACAGCTTGTCACAGGGTCTCAGCTTCGTGTAGCTGGCCTGTGCAAGTGGTCCTGCTGGCACAAGCTCACCAATTTGGGGAAAATCCTCCTCCAAGTCAAAATCCTCTGCAAAGATGGGCGTGGCCCAAGCCTTCCCCGTGGCCTTGAGAAAACCACAATGCAGACCAACAATCACAGATCCAAGGGGCGTGTTCACGATAAGCGGGCTACCACATTCTCCAACAGTGGTGGACCTCTCCGGGAATGAACTCCAGGCCTGCATAGCAACCCCATCAGCCCCTTCAAGACCACTGAGGTACTCCTGGGCCGCGCCGGCACACTCAATCTCCTCAATGGAGCTATCTGCCTGTTTGACGAGGTAGCACGAGCTCCCTATTCCTGCGAACCCGCGCTTGACAAACATCTCCTTGATATTGCGGTGGAGGTGCGGAAGGCTCCTGGTCTTCACAATTGCAAGGTCCCGTTTTGGCAACCTAGTGATCATGCCATCCTCCACCTGTACATCATAGCTAGGCCGCACACCATTATGCGTCTTGGGACCAGCCCAAATCCTCACAACACAGTCCGACAGCAAAGCATGGTTGTTCAACACGAAGGTAGTGCTGTCAACAATCAGAACACGTGTACGGGCAGTGGCCCCGACCCCATCAATCTTGCCGGAAACTTCAGCATAACAGATGTTGTTGGACACCTTGTCGCGCGCCTGCCTAGCGGAATGAGGGCGCTTGGGATGCACATGGAACCTGCTGATGGCCCTCTCTTTCACAACCCAAACATTCTTCTTCTCAGTCTCCCTGACAATTGGTTTGCGACCAACATCTGAGACGTCGGCCTGATGAGCTGGCTTGGCGAGAAACCGGGGTGCAACCAACTTGTACAACACCGTGATGATACCTGCCATGGAAATCACACCGAGCAACATGCGCACATAAGGCTTGTCACCACCAAGCCGCTGGTCAAACTTCCTGCCAGCGTCAGCCAAGACCTGACGGGGCCCACGACTGTGCATCGCTACGACCCAAACAATGAAGGGGAGCACGCCCGGCACACTGATCACCCAGTTGGTCCCACGGTGGACCCAACCATGATCGAAGTAGAGCCCAGCAAACCACACCTGGAGTCTGTCAAACCAACCGTTGTTTTCAATGCCCAGCAACAACCGCTTGGCGGCCAGCCGATCAGGTTCCACCATGCGCTTGGAGTAGAACGCAACGTAATCAATGGCACCACGAATGACCGACTTCATGTTCCACCCGTTGGCAATGTGCTTACCTGCCTCTTCATGCAGGTACACATCCAACAATGCGCTCTCCTCAGCCGTAAGGTTGGAGGTGAATCTGGTCACATGCCCGCGGATCATATCAATTTGTGTGTCAAGGAAGAACCCACGACCTCCAACCTTGGGGGTGAAAGTGAGGTACTCGCCCTCTTCGACATCGACCGTGAGGAACGCCTCGTCCGCAAGACTCTCAACCTTCTGTCTACACGTGAGGCGCTGGAACTTCACCATGGCATCCAACACGAACTTCTCGACCATGTTGACAACACTTGTGACGCTTTCCTTCCCATCATGCTCGAAATGTGGGTCAAGGAACCTCGCGGCCTCACTGTCACGCCACAAGCTGTCAAACATGAGTCGGTCGGCAGCCAATGCGTAGGTGGGTCTCTGGTGGCACCTGAACTCTTGAAGCCTCCTAACCCTCTCGTTGTTGACGTCGCCAAAAAGCAACTCCACTTGTGGTGTGGGGGTCGCCATGTCGCACAAAATGGGCCCCTCCCGCTCACACTGACAGAGACTCTTGGGCAAACGGCAGGCACACAACTCTTCCGGACCAATAGCCGAGATGGTGGCCATCAGCCTGTCTTGCTGCTTAATGTGCTTCTCATACACGCCAGTCATGTACTTCAAAAGTTCGGCATAGTTCATCTTGCCGACAGACACGAAACGACCACTCTTCTCCATGATCCGCGGCTCACACACATCAAAATCCCACATGTCAGGATATTGCACGCCCTCAGGAATGAGACTAGCATCGATCCTATCACTGCCCTTGACCACAAACTGGGGCTTCACCACCGGAGTGATCCTAACAGCAAAGCGCCTCAAAAAAGCGGCGGTGCTGTTGAAGTAATACTGCGCGTCGAGATCTGCAACGTTTGACGTGACGCCAACCCACTCGGACCGAAATGGGATCTTCCCTTTGTCTGGGAGGTCTGCCTGGTTCGTGATGAACTGGATGTTGTTGATGGCAGCAATAAGGTCCTTGATGCCTTCATCCACACCCTGCACAACATTCACCCGGAACTTCGCTGCGTCATCGTACAAAACCCCGGCAAAATGTGACTTGTAACCAGAGTAGTACTCGTCTCCCTCAGTACGTGTCCAGCAATAAGCATCCTCCTTCGGAATACCCCGCACCGAGCAGTAATGGTTGAACAAACCCTCACTGATGAAGGACTTGGCCACACCAGCCGTGCCATTGATGAACACGGCAACTGGGGCGCGCCGAAAAGAGGACGCAACAAGGGAACACTGATGACGTTTGTGGATCATTTCAAGCTCCAGCAAGCAATTGAAAATGATGGTGTGTTCCTTGCCCCTGCCAAAGTGCTTGGCAAGCTTGTTGCCAGTGTCAATAGCATCTTGAAGCTTGGCCAAATAGGCAGGGAGGGTCATGCCAACAGCAGTGGGATTGCTGATGAACTCCGCATCCTTCCTCAACCTGGAGGCGGTGTCGAGCCAGCCCGTGACGATTGACTCATCAATGAAGAAGGCCTCAACGCTGCCGGTGAGTAACGCCTGTCGACCAGCCTTGCACAAAAACAAGACCAGCGACACGATCCCATCAACAAATGTGGCACAACTCCAAACGGTGGTTCTGATCTTGCCCTCCTCAATCTTGGCAAAGAGCTTGGGGTCCACAGCAATCCCCATCTTGGCATAGATCGTGTGTGCAACAACATGGTTGAACACACACAGCAGCTTATTCCCGAGCGCAGAACCGAGCACTCTGTGCATATTCTTGTGGAACATGTCACACATGTCCACCCAGCTTTCACCAGCCTGGAAAAAGAACACGCCATCCCCAACGAGCTTGTCAAGAAGTGTGTCGAACACCCTCAATGAGGTGCCCAAACATGACTTGCCCGTCACTGCATGGAAAAAGCTGCAAGTCGCAACGAACAGACTTTGCTTGTCTGTTGCGTTGCGATAGTTGTAGAGTAGCGCCAAAGACGCCTCGATGAGCACAACCATACCATCGAATTTTGGGTCACTGAGGACTTCACTACCAGTGCGGGCTTGCAAATAGCCCATACCGTTGTGTGAAGCCACTGGATCAGCGACCGACTTCGCAACATCAAGGCCTGCGGAAGCCATTTCGAAAGCTCGGATCAAAGACATACTAATCGGTTTCATTGTAGTTGTCTCTGAGCTGTGGGAAGGACTTGAGGAATCCGAACCCCAGAATTAATTATCGTCGTTAGGTTCGACTGTGACTGGACTTTTACCTGTCACTGTACTACAATTGCTGTTGCTGATGGAGCATAGGCAAACTAGATCACTGCACGCCCACAAAGTGGGTGAATAGCATTATCACATTTAATCCGCGTTCATTACTACGCGGGGCTAATCGGTGTGATCTAATTGGCTGTCTGCTCCGGTGTTTACCATTACACCAGTACATACAAAAGTAGGTTTTCTTCGGGCAAGCTCGTAATTGTTTTATAATTTTTTGGCGAGCAAGCCGAAATTGATTTTTAAGACGATAAATCAAGAAACGCGACGATATGAAAAGCGTGCACAAACAACGTGCACGCAAAAGACTATATGAAATGTGGTTTATGTCCCTAAAAAGGGGCAGGCCACGGATTTTTGTAGAAATTCGGACTTATAAGTTGCCGAAACATAAAGGGGGGGGGGGGGGGGTAGTCAGAATAGTTGTATTAAAAAGTACGCAGTGAACATTGCCTAACGATCGCAAAGAATGCGGTACGCAAGGTTGATCAAATACGGCAATTCTTCGAAACTAAGAGCTGGTGACTAGCCAAGCTCATAACACATGCATGTGGGATTAACCACATGCAT